GATCCGGTAGATCCGTTCGGCGCCCTGGGACTTCTCGGAGACGATGCTCAGACCGAGCTTCTTCTTGAAGGCGCCGGCGAAGGTGCCGCGCACCGTGTGCGCCTGCCAGCCGGTGGCTTCGCAGATCTGGCGGACCGTCGCGCCCTCGGGGCGCTTCAGCATCCGGATCACGTCGGCTTGCTTGCTGTTCTCGCGGGTCCGAGGCTTCGCCGTCGGACGCTCCTGCGCCCAGGTCGCCTCGGCGGCGGTCACTGCGGCCTCGATTTCCGGGTCCGCTTCACGGGGTGCGGCCACGGGCGTGGCGGGCGCGGGGCGCTGGCGCCCCATCGCGTCGTAACCCTCGGCCGCGACGAACCAGTCGGTGCCGTCGGTCGTGATCAGCGCGCGGTTGAAGAGCCCGTCGAGCACTTTCTTGCGGGCGCCACCTTTGATGTTGTCGGGGAACCAGACGATCTTGCCGTCGGTGTGCTCCAGGGCGTAGGCCAGGATCGCGTGCTGGGCAGGGGTCAGGGTGATGGTGGTCATGGTCTGCTCCTTCGCAGGGGTTGATCGGGTGACGTGATGAACGCGCTGTTCGGCGGTGAAGCCAAGCGCCTTCTGCTTGGCTTCGCGTTGCGAGTCAGGTCCTGCGCAGCACCGCGATGCCGGCTTGCGCAAGTTCCAAGGCAGCGGCGTGGAAGGCCATCTCGCCGACCCAAGGCGCGGCACGCGCGTCGTCGAGCAACTGGTCGATGACCGGCCGGGCCTTGGCGCGCATCGCTGCGCAGGCGGCCTCCAGGTCGTCGCGGCTGGCGGCGGCCACCTCGGTGCGGCAGCTGCGCACGAGGACCGTCAGCGCAGCTTCGGCCAGCTTGGTGGCGAGGGTGTCGGGGGTGGTGGTGTTCATCGGGCGTCCTGTGAGCGCGTTGTTTGCGTGACGTGATGAACGCGCTGTTCCCGATGGAAGCCAAGCGCTATCTGCTTGTCTTGGCGAAGGGCTGACGATGAGTTGATCGAAGAGGGCAATGGGAATCTCGATTCGGGCGTACGCCCGCCACCGGGGCGTGACCGACACCGCCGTGCACAAGGCCATCCGCACCGGCCGCATCACGCCGGAGGCAGACGGCACCATAGACGTCGACAGGGCAGATCGCGAGTGGGCTCGCAACTCTGAGGCCCCCAAGGCAGGGACCCGCGCAAAGGCCGTCAAGGCCGCCGTGCCGGAGTCGGCGACTGACACGCCCACTGGACTGCCCACGGGTGGCGCTTCGCTGCTGCAGGCGCGCACCGTGAACGAGGTGGTCAAGGCGCAAACGAACAAGGTGCGGCTCGCGCGCCTGAAGGGCGAACTGGTCGACCGTAACCAGGCCATCGCGCATGTGTTCAAGCTCGCCCGCTCCGAGCGCGACGCCTGGTTGAACTGGCCGGCCCGCATCTCGGCGCAGATGGCCGCGCGGCTCGACGTCGATCCCCACGCGATGCATATCGCGCTGGAGGCGTCCGTGCGCGAGCACCTGCAGGAACTGGGCGAACTGCGCCCGCGGGTTGACTGATGCTGGACGTCGACTACGAGGGCGCGGCCGAGATCGAGCGCGCTTGGCGCGAGGGACTGACTCCCGATCCGTTGCTGACGGTGTCCGAGTGGTCGGACCGGCACCGGATGCTCTCCAGCAAGGCATCCGCCGAGCCGGGGCGCTGGCGCACCAGCCGCACGCCGTACCTGAAGGCGATCATGGATTGCCTGTCGCCCACCTCACCTGTAGAGCGGGTGGTGTTCATGAAGGCCGCCCAGCTTGGCGCCACCGAGATGGGCTCGAACTGGATCGGCTACGTGATCCACCACGCGCCAGGGCCAATGATGGCGGTGTGGCCAACGGTGGAGATGGCCAAGCGCAACTCGAAGCAGCGCATCGACCCGCTGATCGAGGAGTCGGCCGCGCTGGCGGAACTGATCGCACCGGCGCGCAGCCGGGACTCGGGCAACACCATCCTGGCCAAGGAGTTCCGGGGCGGCGTGCTGGTCATGACCGGCGCCAACAGCGCGGTGGGCTTGCGCTCGATGCCGGTGCGCTACCTGTTCCTCGACGAGGTGGATGGCTATCCCCTGGACGTCGAGGGCGAAGGCGACGCGATCTCGCTGGCGGAGGCGCGCACGCGCACCTTCGCGCGGCGCAAGATCTTCATCGTCTCGACGCCGACGATCTCGGGTGCCAGCGCCATTGAGCGCGAGTACGAGGCGAGCGACCAGCGGCGCTACTTCGTGCCGTGTCCGCACTGCTCCCAGCGCCAGTGGCTGAGGTTCGAGCAACTTCGATGGGAGCGTGGCGCGCCCGAGTCGGCGGCCTACATCTGCGAGTCGTGCGACGCGCCGATTGCCGAGCACCACAAGACCTGGATGCTGGAGCACGGCGAGTGGCGCGCGATGGCCCCGGAGAACGGCGCCAAGACGGCGGGCTTTCACCTGTCCTCGCTGTACAGCCCGGTGGGTTGGCGCAGCTGGCGGGACATCGCCGCCGCCTGGGAGGCTGCGGTCAGCAAGGAGTCCGGGTCGGCTGCGGCGATCAAGACCTTCAAGAACACCGAGCTCGGCGAGACGTGGGTCGAGGAAGGCGAAGCACCGGACTGGCAGCGGCTGGTCGAGCGGCGAGAGGACTACCCCCTGGGCCGTGTGCCCGAGGGTGGCCTCTTGCTGGTGGGCGGCGCCGACGTGCAGAAGGACCGCATCGAGGCGTCCATCTGGGCGTTCGGGCGCGGCAAGGCCTCGTGGCTGGTGGAACACCGCGTGCTGATGGGCGACACCGCGCGAGACGCGGTGTGGAAGCGCTTGGCGGAACTGATTGCGGAGCATTGGACGCACGAATCGGGTGCCGCGATGCCGCTGGCCCGCTTCGCGCTGGACACCGGCTTTGCAACACAGGAGGCCTACGCCTTCGTGCGCGCTTGCCGTGACCCGCGCGTCATGCCGGTCAAGGGCGTTCCGCGCGGTGCCGCCTTGATCGGCACGCCGACCGCGGTCGACGTCTCGCTCGCCGGGAAGAAGCTACGCCGGGGCATCAAGGTCTACAGCGTGGCGGTCGGCATCGCCAAGCTCGAGCTCTACAACAACCTACGCAAGAGCGCGGATGTGGACGAGGACGGCGTGAGGGTGATCTACCCGGCCGGATTCGTTCACCTGCCGAAGATCGATGCGGAGTTCATCCAGCAGCTCTGCGCCGAGCAGCTGATCACGCGCCGCGACCGCAACGGCTTCCCGATCCGGGAGTGGCAGAAGGTGCGGGAGCGAAACGAGGCTCTGGACTGCTACGTGTACGCCCGTGCCGCCGCGAGTGCGGCCGGGCTGGACCGATTCGAAGAACGCCACTGGCGCGAACTCGAACGACAACTCGGGATGGAGCGGCCCCCGGATGAGCCGCCACCGATTCAGACATTCGACGCAGACGAGGCCACCCACAGCGGTGGCCTCGCTGCTTCTGGAACCCGCAACACAGGCCGGCGCGTGATCAAGAGCCGGTGGCTGACTCGCTGAGGATCTTCGTGACCTACACCACCACCCAACTCGACGCGCTCAAGCGCGCGCTGGCCACAGGCGAACGCCGCGTGAGCTTCGCCGACAAGACCGTCGAGTACCGCTCGGTCGAGGAACTGCAGGCGGCCATCCGGACCGTTGAAGGCGAGCTTGCACGCAGCACTGGGGCGAGTCGCAAGCGCCAGATCCGCGTCACCACGGCGAAGGGCTTCTGATGACCTGGGTCGCCAAACTCCGTGGTCTGTTCGGCCAGACGCCAGTCCACGAGGCGGCCGGGCGCGGTCGCCGCTCGCTCGCCTGGATGCCGGGCAACCCGGGCGCAGTGGCCGCCATGCTGGCCACCAGCACCGAGCTGCGCATCAAGAGCCGCGACCTCGTGCGGCGCAACGCCTGGGCGCAGGCCGGCATCGAAGCCTTCGTTGCCAACGCCGTGGGTACCGGCATCAAGCCGCAGTCTCTGTCGACGGACGAACGCTTCAAGGCCGACGTCCAGGCCCTCTGGCGCGACTGGACCGAAGAGGCGGACGCTGCCGGCCAGACCGACTTCTACGGCCTGCAGGCACTGGCTTGCCGCGCGATGCTCGAAGGCGGCGAGTGCCTGATCCGGCTTCGCCCGCGTCGCCCGGAGGACGGGCTGTCGGTGCCGCTGCAGCTCCAACTGCTGGAGCCTGAGCACCTGCCGATCAGCCTGAACACCGAACTGCCTTCGGGCAATGTGGTGCGCGCCGGCATCGAGTTCGACGCGATGGGTCGGCGGGTGGCCTACCACCTGTACCGCTCGCACCCGGAGGACGGTCGGCTGGCGCCGATGTCGGGCCAGGGCGGTCTGGACACGGTCCGCATCCCGGCCGCCGAAATCATCCACCTTTACCGCGTGCTTCGTCCCGGCCAGATCCGCGGCGAGCCGTGGCTGT